AGCTGGGCCAGCCTCTACAGCGGATATTACATTAACCCTGCCAAGCTCAGTTGGTACTAGCGGTCAGGCTCTGGTTACTAACGGTAGTGGCGTTTTATCCTTTGCGGCAGTAGGCGGCTTGTACAACGACTGGCTGATCAAGACAGCCAATTACACGATGGTTTCTGGAGATCAAATAATTGTAAACAAAACTACCGCACTAACAATGACTCTCCCAGCAAGCCCTTCCGCAGGCGATGTAGTTACAGTAAAAGCTACAGGCGGTGGTACAGTTACAATTGGGCGCAACTCTTCAAACATCAATTCTACAGCGGCGGATGGAACTCTAAACAACGGCTTTAGTACTCAGCTTGTGTATGTTGACGGAACAATCGGCTGGCTACAGCTATAAGAGGATTTAAAAATGGCAGTATTATTAGGTAATGTAAATCAAGGTCTTTATGGCGGCGTTATTATGGAGATACCGCTTACACGTTCACAAACTTTTGTTCCCCCGCGTAACGGAACAGTAAACATTATATGCGTTGGTGCTGGTGGCGGTGGCGCTTATACACACGGTACTGGAGGAACTATTGCTACAGGCGGCGGGGCTGGCGGTCTTTGCATAAAAGAAGGTCTGGACGTTACCACAAGCGGTTCTTTCACTATAACCATTGGTTCTGGCGGAGCAGGAAAAGCGTCAAACAGTCAAGTAAATGGAAGCGATGGTGGCAACACGACTGTTTCTGGGACGGGTTTGTCATCTACTTTAACTGCTAATGGTGGTGGAGGTGGTCGAAGTATAACCACGACTGAAAGCGGGGCGGCAGGAGGAACAGGCGGTACAGCATCAAACGGTAATTTTAATCGTGCAGGAGGCGCTGGAGGCTCAGTAGGTTCAGGTATCGTTACTTCTGGTAATAGAGCTTACCTTGATCTTTCTACTGGAGGCGGTGCCGTTGCTATATTAACTTCAACAGGCTATGCGGGTGGTAGTTTTACGCTTGCAGGCGGTGGCACTCAAGTTACTAACGACCATTACTTCTCGTCAGGCGGCGCTGGTATTGGCGGTCGCGGGGGCGGTGTACACGCGTGGAGCGGCAACTTAGGTGCGAGCTTATTAGGTTTTAACGGCGGCGGCTCAAACTATGCTGGTTACGACCATGTTGATCAGTACGACTGGGCCACCTCTGTTAGTTCGGCAGGGCGAGGCGAAGCGTTTGCTTTTCCGTACATAGGCGCGTCTCTTATTGGTCGAACAACCGCAGTAGGCGGTGCTGGTGCCCACGGCAGTCAGGCTCCTACTAATGGAGGCGGTATAAGACAGTCAAGAAACAATGCTGACAGCAATTATTTTACTTTTGAAGGTCACACTAATCCTGTGGGCGCTGGCGGTGGTGGATATACCGGAAACACCGATACTGTTCGTAGTGCTTACGGCGGCGCTTTTGCAGGAGGAGGCGGCACTACTCATTATGCTAATAGCTCCCTTCAAGGTCAACGTTCTGGTGATGGCGGAGTAGGTGGAGGTGGAGGCGGGTTTGTTAGTTTCGCATCCTCTGCTCAATACGGACTTTCTGGATATGGCGGCCCCGGAATGGTCTTTATTCACTACACGGCTTACGCATAAGGAGAATTACAATGCCTACTTACAAAATTTTAAATTCTGATGGGGATGTCGTAAACACCATAGAGGCTGACAAAGCCTTTGTGGATGAACACCACTCTGGAAAATACGAGCTTGTTGTTCCACCAGCGCCTACAGAGGAGCAACTAACGGAAATCGCACACCGCGAGGCGCGTGAATGGAGAGACAGTGAGCTTGTGGCTACAGACAAAGCTTCGCAAACCCCAGACTGGCCCAACCGTGATAACATCCTGACTTATAGGACTGCTTTGCGTGACTGGCCTGCTACTGATGACTTCCCAGATACCAAGCCTAATATAGGGGGCTAGTAAGTGGAAATTAAGACGCTTAATTTGTTAAGTCTACTGCCTGTTGCAGTTGTTGCTACAGGCGCTATCTTTAGCTATGCCAGCTTAGAGGCTTCTGCGTCTGAGAATGCTGAGGACATTGAAGAGGTGGCAGAGAAGATTGAGGAGATCGAAGAAGACGTTTCTGAGTTACAGCAACAGATGACTCGTACTGAGATTCAGATTGATAACGCTGTTCAGGACTTGTCAGAGGTAAGGTCTGACACCAAGGCTATTCTCAATCTTCTGCAACGCAAACCCACGGAGTAGTATCTTGCCTACAGTAAAAGACACCATTGCGAAGCTTGAGGCGCACGAAAAAGAATGCAGTCTAAGGTATGAGAATATAGAGAGGCGCTTAGAGTCTGGAGCCAAAAGGTTTGATCGACTTGAAATGATAATGTTCAGCATGTATCCGTTTATTATAAGCGCGATAGCTTTGTTTAAGTGGATGCCTGCGTAGGAGCTTAAATGATCGCAGAAATTTCCGCCGTAGTTGGGATACTCAAGGCGCTTAATGAGGGAATATCTACAGTAAAAGAGAGCGGCAGTCACCTTACAGGTTTGACTGGTGTTTTTGACGGCCTGACGAAAAGCAAGGCGGCTGTGGAGCAGATAGAGTCCGAAGTAAATGAAGGGAACCACCTCATCACTCAGGAGGAGGCTCTTCAGCTTGCTTGGGCTAAAAACGATATCCGAGAGAAAGAAAAAGAACTCAAGAAAATCACTCCACGGCAAGTATGGCGAGACATGCTGGCTATCCAGCACAAATCCCTTATGGAAGACAAACAACGCAGAGAGAAGGCTCGTTTAGCTAAAAACAGAGCTATTACCAAGCGAGACGAGATGGTTAAGAATGTCGTGGGGGTTTTGTTTATTGCCGTCCTTGGCGGAGCGTCTTGGTACGCTATTGAGGTTATGAAGGTGCTGGGTGAGTAATGGCTCCAAAAAAATTAGAGAAAGAAAGCAAATACTCAGAGTTTGATTTAGATCACGATGGCATTGTTACTGATGAAGAGATATCCCGTCACACGGAAATGGTCGATCAAACTATCCGAGAAGAAAAAGCCGACTCTCAGAGAAAGATGGCATGGGTGGCTATGGTTAGCATGTGCGTCTACGCGCTTCTTCCTATTATGCCATTTATACCAGAATCCAGATTAGACACTATAGCGTCTCTGAGCGATATGCTATTTCTCAGCCAAGCATCTGTAATTGGAATGTTTTTTGGCGCAACAGCCTACATGACGAGGAAGTAGATATGCTAGAAGCACTAATCGGCCCAGTTTCGGGTCTTCTTGACAAGTTTATCGAAGATAAAGATACCAAAAACGCCTTGGCACATGAGATAGCTACAATGTCTGAGCGCCACGCTCAAGAACTCGCTAAGGGGCAGTTGGAGGTCAATAAGGTCGAGGCGGCATCAAAATCAATGTTTGTTGCTGGCTGGAGACCTGCTGTGGGCTGGGTAACTGTAATCGGCATGGCCTCAAATTATATACTGATTCCAATGGGCAACTTTGCCTTGGCGGTTGCTGGAAGCGAGATAACCATACCTCTGCTACAGATGTCTGAGATGATGCCTGTGCTTTTAGGTATGCTTGGTCTTGGCGGTATGCGTACCGTTGAAAAAATTCAGAAAGTATCACGGGAGAAATAAAATGGGATTATTTACTTGGGTAGCCTCACTGTTCTCAACCAGTCAAGAGGAAGATAAACACGCCCCGGAAGACGAGTTGGTTCGTGCAAGAGACAAGAGGGGCCGTTTTGTTGGCGACAACCCTAATACAAAAAAGAACGAGGCTTACACGAAGAAGGCCGCAAAGAAGTGAGTCAGTCTAGATTCAATAGGCTTATAATAATGCTAAAGCGTCATGAAGGCGTTAAACGGCATGTATATAAGTGTTCTGCTGGCTATGAAACGATAGGAGTTGGCAGAAACATCTCCGATTCTGGGTTAGGTCTTTCTGATTCTGAGGTTTTGTCACTGTTAACGAACGATATCTATAGGGTTATTGATGAGTTATCATCAGAGTATGATTGGTTTGATGGGCTTGATCCTGTAAGAAAAGATGCGATGGTTGACCTGTCCTTTAATGTAGGTCAAACATCATTAAGAAAGTTTAAGAATGCATTGCAGGCTATGTCTGAGAAAGACTATAGCAGGGCGGCAGATGAGTTTATGGACTCTAGGTGGAGCCAGCAGGTCGGTAACAGGGCTGTTGAGGTCACTAACATGATAAGAACCGGAGAGTATCAATACTGGGAATGGGTAGCAGACAGCCAATGAGAGGCCAGAACGAAGCGTTTGGGCGTAATCAAATAAACCCTAGAGGAATGGGCTTCATGCCAGCTTCCCAGCCTAGAATGAGTGGTGGCAAGGGAGGTGTTACCACTACGGCTGATCTAGCCAATAGCACTTCCCAGTTTCCTATATCAGAAAGTAGCTATACTCCTTCGTACAGAACGTCCCAGTTTCCTACGGACGGATATAGATATGTTCCCCCGGCCTCTACGGGCGTTCCATCGACACAGCGTCAAGGACAGCAACAAGTAGATCGGATGATGCAGACACCTCGCATGGGTGGCGGCAAGGGTGGTTATAACCCTATCGCAGGGCCAATAAGGTTTGATCCTAATGCAGGTCAGGAACCAGTTGATCCTAGTTTTGGCGTAGTTGGCCCGATAGACCCTGATGATATTGACACCAGAACCGCTGAAGAGCTTAATCGGCCTATTGATAACTTTGATCCTCCATTAGAAGACCCAGTGATGGAAGACCCTGCGCCAGCACCTGAGCCTTACGTTCCTTATGCAAGACCTAGACCTCCTAGTGGATTATTTTCTGATCAGTCAGGAATAGCTAGCTTGCGTGGACAGTATCGCGCACCGTCTATGAGTAATCCTCAGTTTCGGCCATATCGTCCTGTTCAGAGGTATCAGCCTCCTCAGCGTATGCCTATGCCTAATCCTCCTCGAAGGATGCCTCGGCCTCCTTACGAGCAAAGACCTCCTAGAGACCCTAGAGACCCAATTTTTCCTAGCGGCCCATCTAAGGGCGGAAGACCTCCCGCTCAACCGCCAAGAAGAGTGCCTCCACCTTTTATGCCTAGTCCTCGGATGCCTAGCCCGTATGGTCGGCCACCAATGAGCGGCCCATCTAAGGGCGGAAGGATGCCAAGCGGCCCATCTAAGGGCGGAAGACCAATGCCTCAGATTCCATTTAATCCTCCCTATGGTGGTTAATTATGCCCTTACAGAAGATTCAGTTTGCCGCTGGAATTAGCAAAGAAGGGACAGACTATACTGCCGATCAGGGGTGGACTGATTCTGACAAAATACGCTTTAGGAAAGGTCGCCCTGAAAAAATAGGCGGTTGGACTAAGTTTTCTCTAAATACTTTTCAGGGTGTTTGCAGGTCTCTCTACACATGGGCCACACTGGGTGCTACCAAGCACACTGGTGTTGGGACAAACCTAAAGTTCTACATCACTGAGGGAGTAAACTTCAATGATGTCACGCCACTAAGGGCTACTACATCAGCGGGTGATGTTACGTTTTCAGCGTCCAATGAAAGTTCCACGATTACTGTGTCAGATACGTCTCACGGT